AACTTTAGGTTCAATAGTTTGTTTAGATTTGATTTCAGCAAGTCTTGCTTCTTCATAACCTAATTTTGAGATTTCAGTTTGAGCAGCTATTTCAGCTTTCAAATCTCCATCTTCTCTAGCTTTCGCTAGTCGAGATGCAGCAGCTTCCATAGATGATTTAATTCTGTTTTCCATTTCAGATACATAACCTGTATCTAATTTAGAAAATCTAGACTTTAAAGATTCTTGCTCGGTTTGAACTTTTTTTGCGTATTCTAAAGCAGCAGCTTCTCTTCTCTCTGCTTCACGCATTTTTTTAGTTAACTTTGCAATTCTTCTTTTCACTCCTTCGGAGTAATCATCTAATTCTTTCTTCTGCTGATCTACAGCTTCGTCTTCTTTCTTTGGTTCTTGGTCCGTGTTACTTGTTTCTTCACTAGCTTGAACATTAGACTGCTCGCTAGATTGCGTAGATGAGTCATTGGACTCAGTATAGTTGTCAGCATTGTCTACCTCCACTTCTGATTCAGGTTTCTTTTCTTCCGGTAATTCAACCTCGGCACCTGGACCTGAAGTATCGATATCAACGGTCTTTTCCATATCTGGCATAGTATCCTCCTATGATTAAAATTGGTGAAAGATATCTTCGGGGTCTTTCACTGTGGCTAATACTTCGTCATCATTCAGAAGTCTAACCTCCCCACCATCAATAAGAATTCGGCTTCCTGCATATCGTGCAAAGATTACCCAATCCCCAACCTTGCACCACGGGCCTTCAGGAAATTTTTCCTTGTCGTAACAATGTGGACCCATTGCAAGTATTAAACCACAAGTTGATGCAACCTGTGATCGTTCGATAGATTCGTCTGATAAATAAATACCACCTTTAGTTTTTGGTTTTGCTTTAAAAGGTAAAACTAACATTCTCCAACCTGTTGGTTGAGGAAGTTTAGCAGATTCTTTTTTAGCTAATGATTGGTGGTCTTCGTATTCTTTTTGATTTTCTTTTTCGTATTTTTCTTCCAAAGCTAATTTAATCTTTGGTGTCTCCTTTGGGTTTTCCCCTGAGGTCGACGACGTTTTCTCCTTTAACATCTTTTTGCTCCTTCTTATTTAGCAGGTTAGAGATTTCCTGTGAAATATATTGATAGGCATGTGCCTGTCCCAACATATACTTATATTTTTCCATATTGTCAACACCTCCCGATATGAGGGTATCTCCAATGTTTTGATAAGATTCCCTTATCATTTTTTGTATTTTAGATATGATTACAGTTATATCTTCCATGGCTTTCCTTTGTTGATTGTTATATTAACAGTTCCATTTTCTTAAGGACTTATTAATTCTTGAATTTGGATCTCTTGCAGTTTTAGCTGAAGTTAATCTTTTTTTCATTCCAGACATTCTCGCGCAAAAACTCTTTCTTCTTTTAGCTGCTTTAGATCCTGGTTTTAATTTTGATGGTTTAGTTGTAACAGCAGTTTTTAATTTAGAACCTGGATTTGCTCTTCTATAAGACATTACACCTTTTCTATTTAATCCACCTGATGCAGACTTACCTTCTTTTCTCTGCCATGCTGCTGTTTTTGCCATTATACTAATCCTCCCATACTCATTTTTTTTCTTGCAAAGGTTTTAACATTAGTTGGTTTAGGGCCAGTGTTGGACGCTTGGCGCTTTCGTCTGACCGCACTCGCCTTTTGTGAAGCACTCATGGAGCGAGCTTTTGCAATAGGGACACACTTCGGATACTTCCTCTTGCTTCCCTTCGATCTCCCGCATGGTTGATACTTTCCATTCTTCTTTGGAGCTCCTATGTCCACCCATTTTTCTTGAACCCATTTTCTTAAACCACCTTGAGCCATATTAATATTTCTTTGTAACTTTTCTTCGGTTGTTCATAACTTTACCACAACCTTTTGCAATTCCACCTTTAGCTTTTTTATCTCTCTTACCACCTGGAGTTATTTTACCAGAGCAAACTCCTGATGCATACATATTAGCATAGGCACTTGGATAGACTTTAAATTTTCTTTTAGCTGCTGCTTTTCCTTTTGCACAAAGTTTAGCCATCTATTGACACGATAAGCATTCATCAGATCCTTCGTCTAATTTTGCTAAAGCCTCCTGTTTACATTCGTCACTACAAATTGTTTGATGCTCATGTGTAGTTTCAAATTCTTTTTTACAAATTGCACATTCTTTTTTCATTATTTTTTAGATTCCTTTTTACATTTACATTCAAAATTACACATACATGGAATGATGTTAAATAGTTTACAAATCCACATACAAACTTTATTTTTAATTTTTTTTAACATTATTTCCATCCCTTCTTAGCTAGTTTGGGTTTAACTTTTACAAGTCCACCTTTTTTCTCTCCATAACGTTCCATAACCTTATCAAAAAATTCTTGGTCAATGTCAATATCAATAACTTCAGGTTCTTTATTTTTCATTTTGTAATAAAGATCTCTGAACTGTTTACTTGATCCTCCTGATCTACCAAGTTCTCTAAACATTTCTGTATAAGATTTTTCAGCCATAATTACTTCATTTTAGATTTAGTAACTCTTCCACCTTTTTTCATATAACCCATTTTATTTCTAACAGGTTTAGGTAATTTTTTTAAGCCTTTTCCTTTTTTACCTTTAGGTACTGGTTTTAACATTATTTTTTTCCTCCTAGTTGTTTTAATTCTGTTGCTTTAATTCCGTACACGGCACCTACTACCGCTACCCATAAAGAAATTATCCACCATGGCATAGTTTGTAGTTTCTCAAAATATAAATCTAGTTTTTTACCAATCTCTTCATCTTCAGCAAAAACACTGTATGCTAATAAAAACAGTGGTGATGAGAGCGTTAATAAAATAAATTCGTCCTTCCAGTCGTTTTTTTGATTTTGAGCAATCTGTCCAGAGTACTCAATCTCACCTCTTTTCATCTTTTCAGCATGCACGATGGCAGCTTCAGACATAGCGACTTCTGCTTGCTTTTTATTTTTGTAAATAGCAAGTCCTGCTTTAAGACCCTGACCTAATAATCCCCAAGGTATCATGATAAGTTAGTACCACTTAGCGATTCTAACTTTTTCTGGCATAACTTTTTGTCCTTTTACTTTTTCAGACATAACTTCACCAGCTTTTGGAGTTGGGATTTCTTTTCCACCCTGTGGATATCCGATTTCCATTTGAGATCTCATCTCTTTTTTATTTTTTTTCATTTTTTCTCCTCTTCTTACTCTTTCCTGCTTCAGAAAGAGCGATTGCTATTGCTTGTTTTCTACTTTTAACAGGTTTTTTAGATTTTCCAATGGGTAATTTACCCTTTTTGTACTCTCTCATGACTTTCGCTATCTTTTTTTCAGTTTGTTTTGGCATTTGACCTCTAGAAATTGTCATTATTCTTTAATGCGTGTTGTAAAACCGTTTTTTCAATAGAAGTATCGGCTCTTAAGTTAGCTAATTCTTCATTTTGATCCAGTTTTTGTTGATCTGTCATTTGATTCATCATTGCTTTCATCTTATCCAGGTTAATTCGCTCTTCATCATTGTCTTTTCTTCTAGCATTTTCTTGTGCTCTGATGTCAAGTTCTCTTGCTTTTAGTTTTGCAATAGGATCATTACCAAAATCACCGTTAATTTTCTTTTCTTCTTGTAAATATTCATCTGTCATTTCAGCTATAAGAATAGCTTTTCTAGATTCAATCTTCATATTTAAATCCATAACGTATTGTTGCATTTGTGGATTCTGCATCGCAGCTGGATTTTGTTGCATAGATTGTATCTGTTGAATCTCTTTTACAAATTCCATTTCAACTTGTTCTAAAGCCATTAAAGAAATATGTTCAAAAATATTTTTTTGTAATGAAGCATTAATAACAGGATTATTTTTTGCAATATTCGTTCCCATAAAGTTTAAATGAGCAGTTATATGAGCTCTATGATCTTGTCCTTTAAATGCCTGGAATGGTAAGCCACTTAATGCATCGATATGTTCTAATGATGGATCTTTAGGTGTAGGTTGTGGTGGTTTTTTTAAAATTAAATCAATATTTTTTACACCCAAAGCTTCATACATATTTCTATAAGCATTATATAAATTATGAATTTGTGGGTTTGATTGTGCTAATTGTAATTCAGTTTGAGCCAAACTAATTCTTTGAGTTTGAGAAAATATATTTGGATCTGCAACTGGTATAATATCAACTCGATCATCAAAGTCAGATTGCATAATCATTCTTTGACCACCGACAATGTCGTATGGATATTCTTGAGGTAAGTAAAGTTTAAATACACGGGACAATAATCTGAACTCATTTTTAAGTGCAGCATATAATCTTTTATGAATAGCACTCATGGTTCTTGATCCACGTTCAAGCAATGCAACTGTCGTCCCCACTGCAGCTTGTTGATTACCCTCACCTACTTGCATGTCAGCTATAGATGCGAAGCGCTGACCAGCTTGTACGACGACACCCATAAGTTGAAGAAGTGTTGCACTTGGCTCTTTAAACGGAAGCGTCATAAATGCATCTCTTATGTTTCCGCCAGGAGCATCTACATCTCTGAATTCACCAGGTTGTATAGATTGCGCATCATCTCTAATTCTGATTCCTCTTTGTTTAAATCCAGCAGGTAAGTTTGATAAAGTTCCAGCATCTAATAAAGATCTTAATGCTGAGGTTGCAGTTCTAGATAATCCACCAATCATGTGGATTAAACCAAAGCCATAGAAACCTAGACCAGGTAAAAATTTAAAATGGACAAAGTAAGAAATCTTTTTTCTTTTTGGATCCCCTACTTCATAGTTTCTTCTAATGCTTAATACTTGTCGAGAGTTTGCTTCGATCGTTACAATATAAGGTAATTTAATACCAGTTATTTCCCCATCGGGCCCTCGATCTTCAAAACCCTCTAGGTCTAAGTTAACATGACACTCCAATAATGTGAATACATCTTCTTGTCTTCCAGTTTGTCTGGTGCCTTCTAATTCGTGTTCTTTTTTATCTAAGTCATCTTGATGTTCATAACCAGGAGTTACTTCAATATCTCTATAGAATCCTGTGACTTGTTGTTTTCTTAATTCATTTTCAGAAATTTTTAATCGATGAATAATCGATTCCGCATCATCTAATGAGGTAGCAGAATACGGAACGATTAAATCATCTGCGGGTACAAACTTAGAAACCGCTCGTCCCATTAAGTCGTCGTAATAAACTTTTTTAAATGCCGAACCGGCTAGTGGCAAGTAAAATAACATTTGATCAAACTCAGGTTCATATTCTTTCATTTGATCCATAATTTGATAATTCATAAATTCTTTAACTCTTTGAGCTTGAGCTTCTCTATCAGGAGTTACCGCTCCAATAATTTGAGTTCTTACAGGTCCTTGAGCCGGGAGCAATTCTTTATAGGCCAAGGCTTGAAATTGAGTAACCGCTTCAGCTAATACAGGATGGGTTGCACCAGCAGCTCCTTGAAAAGGTTCGGTTCTATCTTCATATTTAAATCCTAATAAATCTAAACCTTTAACATAAGCACTTTCCCAATCTGCTCTTGAAGATTTATAGTCTGTATAATTTTGATATAATTCTGAACCAAGAGGCATCAATATTTCCTCGGGTAGTAACTCTGCTAGATTGTCGTAATGATTTTCTGATTGAGCCTGGTTGAAGGCTCCTGGTTCAAAATTAATTTCTACTCCACCATCTTCTAATGGTGTAATTTCAGTTTCACCTACATTAGGTAAATCTTCTTGAATTTCAATATTCTCTTCAACAGAAGTTTCAGGTCCTTCTATCTCAATAGATTTTCTAACTTCGTTTGGAAGTGCTTTTTCTATGTCTGCCATTAATTTTCTCCAATTTTACAGTCTTAACAGTATTATAGTCAACATTCAAGCCCTGAGGTGTAGGTCCTGATTTTGGTGGTATAGTTCGAGTTAGTTTTGTTTTTACCATTTACCAATAATAAGTTCGTTTTTTTCTAGGTAGATCATTATCTATATAGTCTTCTGGGTGATTAATCAAGCCGCCTTGTCTAAATCTCATTAAAGCTTGTGTGGTGCTATCCACTAAGTCATCATGATCTCCATATGGAAATGAAGCACACTCTTCAATAACTTCTTGAGCAAACTCTCTATCTTTAGGTGCCCAAACCATTCCAGACTCAAACAGTGGGGCTACAGAATTTACACGGCTGTGTTTGTCGTTACCTTTAGAGGGAGAAAAATTAACGACGGGTATCCCCATCTGTCTGAGTTCGTAGGTTAGTGGAAGACCAGACGCTTTGGCTTCAACTAAAACTGTTTCTGGTTGCCAATAATCATATTGTTCTTTTGCAACTCTTCTAAGTTCAGGAAACTCTAATCTATCTTTTAATGCATCTAATAAAATTATATGTTGAGGATCACCTTCATTTTCTTGAAAGATTCCCCAAGTTGTAATTGCAGAATAATCTGCAGTTTCTTTTTTCATAAATGCAGTATCGTAACTTTGAATAACATGTTGTAATGGAGGTAAATAATCTTTATCCCAATTCTTCCACCATTCACGTTTTAATAATGCACCTTCTTCTGCAGTTGGGTTTTGCATATATTGTGCATTCCATTTTGCAATACCAGCTGATGCTTTAACTTTTTCTAATTCTTCTAACTTCCAATATTGAGGCCATACAGGTTTTCCATTTGGTAAGATTGCAGGAAACTCAATAACTTCCCATTGATCTGCTTTTGCTTCTTTAGCTCCAGCATTAACAAGTTGTGCTGTTAAATCTTTTGTAGACCATCTCGTCATAACGATAACAATTGCTCCACCAGGTTGAAGACGTTGTCTTGGTCCTGAAGTATACCATTCATATGCATTATCAAATGCTGTTTGTGAATTAACATCTTGCTCGGAATGTGGATCGTCAATAATAAGTAGATCCGCACCACGACCTGTTACAGCACCTGATACACCAACCGCAAAATATTCACCACCTCCACTAGTTTCCCAACGACCTGCAGCTTTTGAATCTTCTCTTAATCTTGTAGTAAATAATTCTTTATACTCATCTGAGTCCATTAATGTTTTAGCTTTTCTACCAAAACGAATTGCAAGTTCTGCTGTGTGAGTTGCTTGAATAATTTTTAAATCTGGTCTGTTACCAATCATCCATGCAGGTAAAAAATAAGATGCAAATTCAGACTTCGTATGCCTTGGTGGCATATTGATAATGAGTCTCTTACATTCTCCAGTTAAAATTCTATTAAATGCATTTGCTATTTCTGTATGATGTTTTCCTTCAACAAATTCAGGCCAAGTATATTTTACAAAAGATAAAAAATCTGTTCTGTATTTTTTTTGTGTAGTTTTTTTGACCCGAGTTAAAATATCTAATTTTAATTGTCTTCTAACTTTCGGATCTGCAATTTTATTAATTTGTTCTAAACTAAGCATAATATTTAATTATGGTACCAAAAAGTATTTAGCAGGAATCTATCTCTAAATCAAACACTATAGTACATATATTAGGTACCATATTTTAGAAATCTACCCCTCCCCCCCTTTTAAAAAGTTCGATTTTTGGATTCGGTCTGGTACCTCTATTAATTGTGGGTGGGACCCGCCCACATGCTCTTACCTTGGTGCGACATCTTGTCGCACCCTGCACTACTAGGGTGCGACGTTATGACATATTGACTAGTCCATACAATCCCTGCAGTAGCCCTGCTTCCAAGACCACCAACTAGGTTGAATGACTTGACTACACCCACGGCAAGTGTTCATAGTCTCGCAATATTCATGTGCCTTGTGCCTTGCTTCTTTTTTAGTAAGACCACGGCTCACGAATTCTTTTGTCTTCTCTTCGACCAAGCGTCCCATTTTGCTCTTTCATTTTGTTCGTTAATAGCTTCTAATGTACCCATAACACCAAGCAATGCTATGATGATAAAGGCAAATAGACCAAGGCCAACGGCAATTAGATAACCACTCATTAAGCAACCTCGGGGAATGGTAATTCTAATTGATTGTAATTAAAGTTCTCATCTTTTTTAATTACTTTCGGTTCACTCAATGTAGAATAAGCTACGTTTAATAAATGGAATGTAGTATTCTCATTTGTGTTTTTTAGTTCACAAACTTTTTTAACAGCTTGCGCCGTCTCAAGATCATAAACTTCATTGTCTTCAATGCTCACACTTGGTGAAACATTGTGTCCATAGTTAGTGTGCTTTATTACGATATATGCCATTTTATTTTCCTTTCGTTGTTATGGGACATTATTAACATAATATCCCATAACTTGTCAAGTGGTTAGTTTTCGTTTTTTATATTAGGTAAAGCGGTCAATTCAGTATTCCAACTTAACCCGATTTTATTACTTACTTTATCCAAGGCAAGCGCTAGACTGTCTGGCGTTCCTGCTTCCATAACAGTATCCAA